TTGAAAAACAGGAGCGTGCTGAGTTGTTGGCATTGGAAAAGGAATACCAGGATAACATGCTGTCATTAAAAGAGGACGGCCAAGAGAAAGAAAGGGAGCAAGCCATCAGAGCATTTGAGGAGTATAAAAATACGTTCCTGGAGAAATCAATTGAGGATGAGCTCAAGGCTGAGGAGGAAAAATATGCCAAGGGTAAAATCAGCAAGGCACAATATGAGGAGAACATTGCAGCTCTCCGCATGAATGCCATTAACAATCTGAGTGAGGAGGAGCGTAAGGTGTTGACCAGCAAGCAGGCGCTGCTTAACAAAGACTTGAATGGTATTGATACCAAATACAATGATTTGAAAATTAAGCTCAGCCAGGAATTCACAGCAGCACAGGGTGATGAATTCGACAAGGAGCTGTTTGAATTCTCAAAAACACAGCGAGAGAAATTGGTCAAGCTCAATGAAATGCTTAAGGCCGGTGCCATTACTGAGGAGCAATTTCAAGCAGAGGTAACAAAAATGGAAAAGGATTACACTGCCAAGAGCACCGAAATTCAACAGGACAGGAATGAGAAATATCAGGCCATGGTCCGGGATAAATATGACCAGGAGCTGGCAGATTTGAGGAGGTCATCTAAGGAAAAGGATATACAATTGACCAGCGCATACAAGGCTGGGTATATTACAGAGGAGCAGTACAGGAATTCCATTCTGCGATTGGCTGAGGACACAGCTGAGAAAGAAAAGGAGATACAGGAAAATAAGGCTCGCGAGCTTAGGGAGAAAGAGCTGGCAGGTATCACTGCAACATTGGAGATGATTCAGCAGTTTTTGGATACCATGGGTGAAATTAACACCAGCATCAATGAGTATCAGAATGCCAGGCTGGAATCACAGCGCACAGCAGATGAGCAGCGCATTAAAGACCTGGATGAGAAGAAAGCTGCAGAGCTTGCTAATGAGAATCTGACTGCTGAGCAAAAGAAAGCCATTGAGAACAAGTATGCCAAGGATACATACAAGATCCAGCTTGCAATGTTTGAGAGGGAGGAGAAAATTAAAAAGCAGCAGTTTGAGCGTGACAAAGCGTTTAAGATAGCTAGCGCCATCACAGGTACAGCCATGGCAATAGTTAAAGCCATTGAGCAGTTTGGTCCACCACCATCAGCATTGGGAATTATTGGTATTGCCTCTGCAGCAGCCATAGGTACAGCACAGATTGCAGCCATTGCAGCACAGAAATACAAAGCAGGTAGTGCACCAACAATGCCAAACATATCAGAGGGAGGTGGTGCAGGAATGGCAGGAGCAGCTGCGAGCTCATTCACTGTGAGTCAGAATACACAAGGTACCAACATTGATGAGCTGATGAACGGAGAAAGTGGTGGAAAAATACCAATTTCTAAGGTAGTGGTATTGGAGAGTGACATCACAGGGGTGCAGAATAAGGTGGCAGCTCAGGAAAAGCTCAGCACCTATTAAGATAGTCAACACAGCTGCCCTGTTTGAAATCATCACTGATTGAGAAACAGCCATATTTAGAGAGCAGCTCATTGGCCTTGAGGATATCGGGCCTGCCTATTTTCAGATTCTGAGCATCCGTGGATATGAATGTATTTACGTTGAGGTACAGTGATTTCAAAAAGTGATTATGCATCTGCCAGGTGATTTCATCAAATAGCTCAAGGAGCTTGATTGAATTAAACAGCATAGGCTGGTGGCATTCAAAGTTGAATGTGGTGTAATTGTAGTGGTTAAGGAATTCAAGCGTATGCCTGCATGCTTGCTGGTATACAGGTGAATGGTCCGGATTGATTCTCAATGTACCATTGCGTAGGTTGGTATATGGGTCAAAATTGCTATTGACAAAAAAGTCATCATTCATGTACACAGCATCCCCACCAATCTCCCTGGCAAAGGTCAGTATTTTATCAGTGACATCACAGCCTCTCTCATGGTATCTCTTTTTGTGGGGAATATTCTCAGCACCTGTGACAGCATCCCCAATGGTCCATATCTCAGCAGCAGGAAAAGCATCCATCAGCCAATCAATTGAGCGTGTAATATCCCAATCATTTATATGCCGAACATATGGATATACAAATACCATAGAACAAAAGTACATAAATTGTATATGAAAAAAGACCTGCCAATATATGAGATTAAAATAGATCTCAATGATGCGGATACAGAGGTGACATTCAACAGCCTGGTGTACAGCCCTGCACATGAAATCAATTACGATATGTTCAGCAAAGCTCACAGGTTCCAATTTTCAGAGGAGGAAAATGTGATAATTGGGGTGGCCATCAGCGCAGATACACCTATCTATAGATATGACCCAATCAGTAATGAGGAGTATTATGTGGTATTCACTAAGCAAGCGATTAAGGACATTGTGTATGACTATGCTAGGAAAGGCAATTTCAACAATGTCAACATTGAGCACAATAGCCAGAATGTTGTGGATGATGTTGCCATGATAGTGAGCTATCAAATAGATGAGAGCAAAGGGCTCACAGCACCTGAGAGGTTTAAGGATGTCAAGGATGGGTCCTGGATTGTGGGCTACAAAGTGAGTGATGAGATTTTTGCCAAGGCCAAGGCAGGTGAATGGCAGGGCTTTTCTATTGAGGGATTCTTTATGTTGACGGAGCAAGGTGCCAGCATGGAAGAAAACATGTGGTTACAGATAGCCACAGAGCTTGATTCATTACGGCAGCAATTTGCCAAGATGAGGGTATCAATGGATTATGATGAGACCCTAAGCACATCAAGAGGGCAGCAATTGGCAAAGCGCCACATCTCATTGGGTGATGATGTATTCATTGTGACAGCGAGACAACAGAGCAATGGAGCTGTTGTATATGAGATGGCTCAAAAGCTTGGCATACCTAAAGAAAATGTGTATTTCACAGGTGGCAGAGACAAGTGGCAAGTGCTGAGAAGGCTGCGAATTGAGCGACATTACGACAGTAATGCAGAGCAATTATCCCTAATTAAGGAAAATACAGAGATTGATGCTGTGAGTTTTGGAACAGATGCACATAAAGAGTAAACAAATAGACAAAATATGAACGAGAATTTCAAAAAGGTAATGGATTCCTTAGCTGAATTCAAGACTATCCTTGCCGGGCGCAAAGTGGCAGCCCAATTTGGTGAGGCAGTTTTGGAGGATGGTACAGAAATCCGTTGGGAAGGCGTTGATTTAACGCCAGGAATTCCTGTTTTTGTTGTTGCTGATGGCGAAGAGATCCCTGCACCTGAGGGCACACATCGCTTAGGTGGTGACATGGCAGGTATTTCCATTGTGGTTGATGCAGAGGGCAGAATCGCAGAGTTAATTGATGAGCGTGAAGGTAGCGGAGGCACACCAGCCGAGGATGCAATGTCTGCTGAGCAGGTTCGTTCAATTGTGGAAGGTGAGGTATCAACTTTTGGCAAGGCATTCAAGTCTATGTCGGGAATCGTTGAGGCAATCGCTAAGCAAAATGAACAACTTAGCAATGAGCTTGCTGATTTGAAAGCTGAATTCGCAGCCTACAAAAACGCACCATCAAATGAGGTCAAAGAGGCGGAGAAATTTGCCAAGAAAAATACATCCGGAATGACCAGCCGGCAATTGTTTCTTTTAAATAACATGAAAAAATGAGCTTAAAAAAGTTTATCAAATCTAAGTTTGACTATGATGTGTCCGACTTAAGCCCATACGTGGATGATACGCGTGAGGACCTAATTGTGCGTTCAGTAACTGAGGCGCAAACATTACAATACATTACCATTCAGGAAGGTATCAAGGGAACTGAGGACCTTAAGCTGTTGGATGATTCAATTGTTTACCAAGAGGCTAACTGCTCCATGACTCCTGAAGGTGATACCATCTATTCAGACCGTCAATTGAGCGTTAACGCTATTGGTTACATGAAGAGATTCTGCCAAAAAGATTTGGCTGGATTGTGGACACAATTAGCATTACGTCCAGGTGCAATGGCTGAGGATAAGGAGCTACCTTTTGAAGCACAATTGACTGACTATTTATTGAAGCTACATGCTCGTGAATTAGATAGATTGATTTGGCAGGGTAATGTTGCTACAGGTACAGGAAACTTGCAATGGATGAATGGATTCCGTCAATTCCTTACAACTGCCAACGGAGCTGTTGACCTTAACACATCTGCAACTGCATCTATCAATGCATCAAATGCATTTGATGTATTCTATGAGTGTTTTATCAACACACCTGCACAGGTAGCTGAGCAAGCTGATTTGGTATGTTTTACAGGTCGTGAGAACTTCAACTATTTATTGAAGTCATTGGTTGACCAAAATTTCTACCATTACAGCCCTGAGACTATTGCCAACATGAATGAGTGTTTAGTACCAGGTACTAACATGCGAGTGGTTAAGGTTAACGGATTGAATGGATTGGATAACATCTACACAGGCCGTTCTGCACATTTCTTCTTTGGAACTGACCTTTCATCTGATTTCGAATCTTATGACCTATGGTATTCATTTGATGATGATGTGATTTACATCCGTAGTAAATTCCGTGCAGGAGTACAGGTTCCTTTCTTAGATGAGATTGGAGTATGGAATGGTACAGGCTCACCTAACTAATTGTTTAACTAAACTAAAAATATAAGTATGTCCTGTAGTATGACAACTGGGTACAATGATCGTACATGTACCAATGGAAAAGGTGGGATACTAAGCGTGTTGTTATTCCCTGTGGGGAATATCCAAACACCTGTAACCATCGCAGCGAATGAGATTACATCCCTAACTGTGACTGGTGAGGTATTTCTTTACAAGTTAAAGAGTAACCTATCCAGCTTCACAGCACCAATCAAAGTGAACAAAGAGAATGGTACACTTTGGTATGAGCAAAGCCTTTCAATGATCCTGGCATCCGATACAAAGGAGCTAAGGTCAGAGATTCACTTGCTTGCTCAGAATGAGGTATGCTGTTTGGTAGAGAAAGCAAACGGTACATGGGTTGCATTGGGGTTAAATGAAGGCCTACAGGTGGCAGATGCCAATGAATATACATCCGGAGTACTTAAATCAGACCGTCAAGGACACGTAATTGTTCTTAATGGTATGGAAAATGACGAGGTTCCTGATGTAGCTGATGGTGTTATCACCACATTGTTATCACAGCAGTCACCTGCAATGTAATATATCTCAATAATTCTACCGAGGGGAGGGCAATGTCCCTCCCTTTTTTGTAAATTAGAGCCATGAAAAAGTTGAAAATCAAAAAAGAATGTATCGGATTAAA